GCCGCCGCTACGCCTGGGCTACTGTTGTATGTAACTACTGCCCAGCATTTTCTAAAATCGTCTAATATAGACGGTGCTGTGCTTATCTTAACACCCGGATAGTTCAAAGTCAAGTATTGTTTTGCTTTCTTATCTCCAGGGTGCGCTCTAACTATAATATCTCTATCAGTGTGTTGTTGTATTTCTTTAATAGTTTTATTACACCAATCCATTACGTCATATCCGCCCATGCTCCAACCGCCGTTGCGTTGTAAACATAATAGTATGTGCTTGCCTTTGTTAGTCCACGGTTGCAAATCAAAACCTAAGTTGCGTTTTAATTGTTGCCAGCGTGTAGGGTCTACATTATCTGTAAAGTAATTACCTGTGGTTGGAAATACATCATCTAAACTAAAACGTAGATACTGTTTAGTATTACCTGGATCTCTATATAAGAATAAATTACTATCAATAGCAAGTGTATGTTTGCCAATAAGTTTTTGTTGTTGTATTACTTGTCTGCGAAACATTAAGTGTGGAGTACTACCGCTATTTGCATGTACCCATCCTTGTATAACACCTAAGTCACTTGGTTCCCAGTTAGGTGTTTGAATTTCTAAACTTTCTCCATCAGTGCCTACGCCATTATGGAAACTTGTTAGAACTTGTCTTTTTTCTAAATTTTTATTATGTGCGGGAATACCTGCGTAGTAAATTCTTACAGATTTCATGTTGATGCCAATGTATGTTTAAGTTTGTCTTTATTAGTTTTATTAATATGATGTTTGAAATATAAACTAAAGCGTGTATTTTCTAATGCATTTACATTTTCACATACATCGTCACATAAATTTAAGAAGCCTGCTTTTTCACCTTTAGCAAAGTTACCAAGTACAATAGCATCATAAGGTTTGTGTAAACTTTCTAGTTTGTTTTGATCATTCCAAAATGCCCAATACTTGTTTGACCATAATGTTAATTTTTCATATTCTTCATTAAACAATACAAGTCCTGATTCGTAACAGTCAGGGTGTGAATTATTACTTTGCATCATAGCAACTGGATTTATAAATGGAAAACTAAATGCTTCTTCAGGCACTTTACGCATTTGTTCTATGTCTGCGTCTAACCAAATTATTCTTTCGTCCTCTTGTCTATTTTTTATAGCATGTATTTGTGCTACACTTTTACCCCAGAACTTTCTTATTTTAGTATTAACATCAAACTCGCTGTCAACATCTAATGCAGGTACATGTAACAATCTTTTGTTAAAAGGCAATTCATTAAACCATTCAACATCACCTTCGTGTTGGTCAATATATATTTCTACTTTGCCGGGCAAGTCCCATGTGCTAATACAATGCTTGCCAACGCCTTTCCAATAGTTTTTTGATATACTTGTAACAAATTTTAATTTCATACTAGGCCCTTTATTATTCTATGTGCTGTACCGTTTTGTAATTCTTCATTATGGAATTGTCCGTATGCTAAGTGACATGCCCATTTATATACTTTATGCGAGTCTTGTTGTGTTGGACTTTCAATACGACTAATATCCTTATCGCACACTGGATCAGCCGCTGTAGGCGCTGTAGTAAACGCTGAGACGCCATATAACACACTTTCTACTGCCGCTATGCTTTGATATGTAACCATTGCATGACAGTTGTCTAAGTCATCATATATAGTTTTGTCTATACGACTTTGGCGTGGTGCTTTGTCTCTAATTATAATAGTTCTATCTGTATGCTTTTCTATTTCGTTAACAGTATCTTTGACCCATTGATCTCTATCAATACCATAAAACTTACAAGGCTTTTCACTAGGTGTAACAAGTAATATATGTGCGCCACCTTTCTTAGGTTTGTGTATTGCTTGTTGTAGTCGGTTCCATCTGTCGTTTGGTCTGTCTATTATTTCGTTGTGTTGTACATCATTCTTTACTATACGATGCCATTGTTTCCAACCGTTTGGATTTATTGATGACTTGTAGTTTCCTACATAACCACTATCCATATAGTAAAAGTCTCTTTTGTTTTTCCAACATTCGTGTATAAGTTTTCGTTTGCCCATGCTACGTATTACAATAGGGACATCGTCTGGAAAGTCGCTATAGTCGTATATAGGCAAGTTTGCACTTTTAGCAAACATGTTTATATATTGATCTGTTTTATTTTTACTTAAACATATCATACAGTTCTTGTTTCCATAATTCATTAAACTCACAGTCTCTATAGTTTTCAAACCAAGGACCTCCTTCAGTGAAATGAATTAATTTAGGTTTTTCAATATCGTCGTACACACCTACTAAGTAGTTCCATGTATGATCTAGTTCGCCAATTTCTTCATCTTGTAGCCAACTAAACCTATGAAAGTATGCACCATTTAATTCTAAACTGTTAACTTGATCTTGGTCAACAACTTTATTACTAGGATGACCACAGTTCCATAACACAACACTTGACCAGTTCTTGCGTGGATAGATAGTTTGTTTTTGTCCGTCCATCTTAATACCTTCTTTAGGTGTGTAATCATGTTGCACACACATAACAGCATACTTGTCATCTGCTTGATCAAATAATTCTTTAATGTCTGTTGTAAGCAACATATCACAATCCATAAACAAAGCCCAGCCTTTATAGTTAGCAAGCTCTGGTACTAAGAAACGTGTAAATGTAAATTCTGTTGATGCAAGTTTATCTTCAGGACGCTTGTACCATCCTGCTTGTCTTAATTCTTTTTGTACTAGTGGACGTACATCTGCATCGGGTTGATGCTTTAGTATACTATGCTTACACACTTGGTAAGCCATATCTTCTCTTGGTTCGTAGCCTATGAATACTTTCATTAATCTCTTCTTTCTATATCTTCTTCATAACAGTCGCCCCATTGTACTTCTAGTATATGAGTGTTCTCTGTTCCAGGATTGCTTGCCTTATGCCAAACTTGTTTACCAATTTCAAATGTTCTACTTCTTGGTTCTAGTAATATACTACTTTGTATACTATTCCATTCAGTGTCCATTTTAACTGTACCTTCTAGTACATTCCATTCTTCTGAACGTTTAAAGTGTTTTTGGTCACTTAGTGATTTGCCGGGATATATTACAAGCTCTTTTACTTTGTAACCTTTTTCTGGTTTGTCATCTAGTACACGCCAGTAGCCCCAATCACGTTCTGTCTTTTGTGTTTTCCACTCGTCAAGTATCCAACTACTGCTGTTGGCTTTATTCTCTCCACCCACACCAAATTTAAAAGAAATGTTTTCTACATCTGCATCCATCTCTGGAATATTCTCAGATGTTCTATCTCCGCCATTTGCAAATATGATGTGTGCATCAGGATATAACAGTCTAACATTGTTTATTGCTTCAATAGCACTATCGTCATCGTCGCCAAATAACAAACAATGATCAACCATTGATAAGTGTTTTATAATTGCAATGCGTTCACCGCCTGGCATGAACGGACGACCTTTCTTACGTTTTAACCAAGCGTCTGTGTTAACACCGACAACAAGTTTGTCGCCGAGTTCTTTTGCTTCTTTAAAATATTCTATGTGTCCTGAGTGTAGCGGATCAAAGCCGCCGGTTACTAATACTACGTTCATGTAGATATTTATTGCATGATTTGTGTATGCTTTTGTGTCTTGGCTTGTTCAAACAAAGACTGTAATGTAGGCCAAGGATCACCTCTTTGTATTTCTTCACCTGTCCACTGTGCATAACTCATATCATTTAACCATTGTTGTCTATCAACAGGTTGCCAGGCAGTCTCAATGTGATGTAAATTGCTTCTAGCAATAGGCGATGCTACTGAACTTGGGTCTAATGTATACGTTGGTTTGCCATTAAAAATGCTCTCAACTGCCGTTAAACTACTAAAAACTATAACGCATTTTGAGTCTAAAATGTCCTTTTTAAGCCCGCCGCTGGGTGCCATAGTAACACTTCCGTTGTATTCAAAGTTACTACTCATTACCACATTTGTATATTTGCTTGCTAATTCTGAAAAGTATCTTACTTGTGGTCGCATGTTATTTGGGTGCGGACGTATTACAATTTTTCTATCTGTATTTCTACGTATTTCGTCTAGTGTATCTTTTAACCATAGGGTATATGCTTGCCAGGCTGTGTCAGTATTGTATTTTTTATACAAATGATTTAAACTACTATCACCAATTTTCTGTAAGCATAGTAATACGTAATCACCGTTATCGTCCCAAGGTTTTATTTGTAAATCAAAATCCTTTTGCATCATTTCCCAACGGTCACTAGGGCAGTTTTTTGGATACGTGCCAGTATTATAAAAGTAACTATTCCACGCTAGTCTGTGCCATTTAGTTAATTTACTGTTGCCTTGTAAATCTCTAAAGATAGGACTTTCATTTACAATAGAAGGTTTATCACTACGTGCAATAAATTCAAATGCATCTCTAGTTACTTTGTTTCCTTCGTAATGTTTTAAGATATTTGTTTGGAAATAAAAATCAGCATAGTTAGAATCTAAACAACTTTTTAAATCAAATGTATGTCCATGTGCGTATAGCATACGCTTTAGTATTCCAGATGACTTACTTGCGCCTATTACTGCTACGCCTTTCATTTCTTTTGCTCATTAAACTTTGCCCATTTAATATTTGTTGTTGCATATTCTTTACTGTGCATACGTTCAACAAACTTTAACAATAGTTCTTTGTTAGGCTTAGGTTTAAATAAATCACAAATACTAATTGCACTAGCCATTGCATTATATTGTATCTTTGCAATCTGTTGAGGATGATCGTTTGGTCCTCTAATAGGTCCATCTTCGTCCCAATCAATTACTGGTCCAAACTGATAGCAGTTATGTTTTTCTAAACTCTTTGTAGCAAACGGTACAAGACGATCAACGTAAGGAAGTGTCTTTCCTCCTATGTATATTGTATGCGGTGGCGCTTGGTTATAAAATTTATAAATGCTATTGCCTTCACCTTGCAAATCTACTATAGTTGTGTTAGCATCAATCGTTCTATCTATATATTCTTTAAAGTGTTCGTTAGGTTCTAAATACATTTTCCTACTAGTAATAAGCATCTTACTTTTCTTACCAGTCATTGCTTCGTATAACGGTTGCCAATTACAACAGTCTCTATATGTAAAAGCAATATCTCTATCTGGTAGTTCTAGTGTAGCAAGTGCTAGTACAGGCAAGTTTAAGTTTGCTTGCTCAATCCAATACTTCTTTGCATCGCCTGTATGTGGACATAATAACCTAGTTTTACGCATCCAACATGCTAGTTGTGGATCTACTTCATATGCCATTTGTTCAAGCTCTGTGAAGTGTGTAAGCGTGTCTAAGACGCCATTAACTCCGTTTGCTTGTGCAGTTTTAACATCGCTATGTTCGTTATCTCCATAGTGTGTATCTATGTTATACTTCTGTTTTACACTATCCCAAATGTATCCGTGACGCTTACCATACCTAGTAACAATAATATCTACATTTTTTGTTAGTCCGCAGTTGCGTAATATTTTCATAATTTCATCTGCACTAAGATACATGTCACTTAGTATTAAGTCACCGTCTTTGACTTTGTTTATATTTTCTACTATTGGAAATAAGTGTTCAAGTTCTACTTGTAATTCAACTTGTGGATCGTACTCGGGTAACAGTTTATAGATGTCTTCGAAGTTGCCTTCGTCTTTCTTAGTTGCTTTTTCAGCACGTATACGTTTTTTAACGTAGTTAGAATCGTTAATACGTCTAGCAGTTTCTTCATGTACTGTTTTAGGATAAAAGAACCTACGTGCAATTAGTGTATCAAATACGTCCCAACTATTCATGCTCAAATTCTATATCCCACTTATTGATTCTATGTACTTTGTATCCATGTGGTGATAGGTAATCCGTTAACTTTTCAATCATGCCTTTTCTATTACCATGTTCAATAGTCATAAACTTTATTGTAATTTTACTAAAGTCTATACCTTGTAATGCTTCTAGTTCAGCACCTTCTGTATCCAAACTCATGTAGTCAACTGTACACGGCAATTTATGATTCTCTTGTAATATTGTGGTAACGGTTTTGCTTGTTACTGTTGTAGTTTCTGTTTTATCTTTAAAATGTTTTTTAAAGTATTTTTTATTTCTAGCATCTAAATCTACGTTTGTAATTCTAGATAATAAGTCTCCTCGAATATCCTTATGTTCACTTAAAGGAATTTCAAAAGTAACTTTACCGTTAGTATTAAAAACAGCACAATGTACTACTGTACTATGCTGTCTGTTGTTTTGTAGTTGCGGTATTAAATGCGGATTTGCTTCTATACAAATACCTTTCCAGCCAAAGGAGTAGTCTAATGTAGCAGTATTACTTGTAAATACTCCATCATTAGCACCAATATCTAAATAGAATCCTTCACGTTTACCACGTGATATATTTTCAATATAATATTTGTCTTGTTCTATTTGACTGTAGTATTGTGTCATAGCGTAGCATCTTCCATACCTGCTACACGTAGTTTAACTACGTTTGTTATTTGCCATTGCTTTTGATCAAGTCCTTTTAAGACACCTAACCACTTATTACGCATTAGTGCAAACTCGTTAATAATTTTTTCATAATCAACAACGTCTGCCTCGCCGTCAACGTATTTTTCTACGTCGCGACTAGACAGAGCTCGTTGATAATTTTCTAAGTATTTTTTAAAGTATGAACTACGCAACCTGCGTAGCTCAATGTTTAGATAGTTTAGGATTGCTTCAATCTCTTGTAATTGATTGAACCTGTGTTCCACTATGCCTGGCATAGCCGCAGATGCTTTTTCTACACTGCCAACTAATTTAACTTCTTTCTTTGCGTCAATTAGTTCGCTTTCATAGAATGTAACTGCATTAGGTATCTTGTTAATGTCTCTAGATACTTCGCTATACCAACCCATAATTTAATCCCAATCTGTCTCTTCGTCAAGAACATCTTCATCGTCAATGTCTAGATAATAGTTTATTGCATTATCCAATGCACTATCACTTCCTAGTGCATTAGTAAACACATCGTCACCTGTGCCCATATCGGCCATCAAGTCTACAAAGCGTTCTGCCGCAATCTCAATATGTTTTTTATCAAGATACTCCTTAAACATATTCCATGTATCTACGATTTGCTCTTCTTCCATACTCTACTCCTCGATTGTTTGTATGTCGTCTAATTCTACTTCATCTATAATAGATTCGTCGTCCGAGGTATTTACCAGAGTCGCTTCTTTTATTAGATAATCTGACATAACAGTATCGAGGTTTTCGCCGATCCATTTCTTACGATATTCTAAGATTTCTTCGCCATTGCTGGAAACATACTTTAGTCTGTTACCTTGTTTTTCAATGACACCTTTTGCTTCAAATAACTCCAATAGTCCGCTATATGGATTCATGCCTGTTTCATAAGGAATTTTAACTTGCACTGCCTCGAAAGGTTTTGCATATCTAGTTTTCATTACCTTACAGCCTGCACGAATACCCATAACTTGACTGATCTTGTTACCATCTTCATCTTCTTTTAGTTTTAGTTTTTTCATTGCTACAACAATTGAAGATGCATAGATAAAGCCTTGACCACCTGATATCTTGTCATCTGGATCAAACATATCTTGTGATGCATATGTATGGTTAGTACACACTAAGCCTACGTTATGTGAACCAATCATGTTAACAGTATTACGTACAAGTGATGTTAGTGCTTTAGGCTTACGACCCATATCACCTTTCATATCACCCTTGTTAAACTGATCAACATCTGTTGGTGTTAATAGCATACCTAGTGAGTCAATAACAAATAATACTTTAGGACGTTCTTCTTCGTCCATTGCTTTATAGTCAATCATAAATGTTGATACTGTTTTAGCAACATCATCAATCATTGACATATTAAGTTTTAGTAGTTTGTCATCTGCTGTGTCTACATCTAATGCTTGTAGCCACGCTTCGTCAAGTGCATTCTCTGAATCAATTAAGACTACAAAGATGCCTTGGTCTTGTGCCGCTTTTACAATGTTACCTGCACAGATATATGATTTACCTGCACCTGATTCTCCTGCAAAAACAGATACCTTACCTAGCGGAACACCTTTATGAAAGTCTCCTGAGATAAGATAGTTGAGTGCATAATTTCCTGTACTAATCCAATCAGTCGGGTCATTGAACCCTGCACTCATTCCTGAAATGGATTTAGTTAGTTGTGTCCTAAACTTAGTAGGATCAAACGCTTTATTCGCCATGGTATCTCCTGTTTTTAAAAGCCGTTAATTTATGAGTTACAAGCATTACACTTGTAACCCATATTAAATTATTATTAACTTTGACGTGCTCTGATCATTGCTAGAATGTCATTTGCATTGCCGCCACCTTCTGCAGGAGCTTCAGCAGTTGGTGCTGGAGTTGCCGCAGGAGCCGCTTCTGCTACTGGAGCAGGTGCCGCTGGTGCTGGTGTCGGAGCAGGTGTTGTTGCCGCTGGTGCAGATGCCTTTAATGGATCACCTGTACGCTGTTGCATACCTGCTGGTCGGAAGTATTGTCCCCAACGATCTGCATCAAATGCTTCACCGTCTACTGACGCTTCAAACATTTCTTGCATTACTTTAAGTTCAATCTCTCCTGGCTTTTTAGGCAGGAAGTCTGACAAATTAAACAGACCGTTTGTATTAACTGCATTCATTTGTGCATCGTCTAATGGACGCTCTCTACGTGCCCAATTACTTGTGCTGTAGTCTGCGTATCCACCTTTGGATGTTTTGTTTAGACGAAAGTCTACGCCTGCAGTATAGTCTGTTGGCAATTCTTCCATGTCTGGATCCATAAGCGCCTGCTTAATGATCTGGAAGATTTGTGGACCAATAATAAACCTACGAATTGGATTCTCAGGTGTGTTATCGTCCGTTAGTGGGTTATCCGTTACAAAGCCTTGGAAAATGTACGAACGCTTTTTCCAATACTTACGACCCATGTCTTCTAAACTTGGATCTTTAAACCAACCACGCACTTCGTTAAGAATGTTACATGTCTCACCATACATTTCCATACATGGAATTTGTACTTGTGTAGGGCGTGAATCTGTTTCACCTTTAATGCCTGCGAATGGAAGTTTAATAACGAGTCTTTCTTTCCAAAAGAAAGTGTTATCTGCATCGCCATCTGGCAAGAATCTCATCGTTGCCGACTCGCCTTCTTTAATATTCCAAAATGGGTAAATGCTGTTGTCACCGCCGCCTGAGCTACGGTTACCTGAAGCGTTTGCTTCTTGCTCTTTGAGCTTTGCTCGGATTTCTGCTAATGATGCCATAGTTGTGCCTCCTATATGATTGTTATGCCTATGTGCTTTTGTGCCTATTTGTTTGTAGCACAGTATATATAATACACTCTACTACTTACCTTGTCAAGTCTTTTTTAAAGAAAAACCTGAAAAACTTATAACCAATCTATCTTAGACCGGCTAATTCTTTCATTCTATCCATTTCTGGATTCGTATCTTCTGCCTGTTTGTATCTTTCCGTCATTTCATATACACTTTCAATAAATGCTTTTGCTGGATTGATATACTGTTCACCGTAATCTTTTTCTACCATTGTTAGTACTGCTGTTTCGCCTTTTGGAAATGCACCTTCTTCTTTATCGTAGTAAGATAGTATGAACTCGCCTAATGGTGTCTTTTGTTCTTCTTTTTCTAACTTAATCTTTTCGCCGTCTGGGCCATCAATTTCATCGCCCTTTTTCTTGCCATTCATTTTGGCTTTTGCTACAGCGCCTGAGTATGCATTGCCTTCGTCCATATTATCGATCATTTGTTCAATAACACCTTGGATAATATCATCTCTATCGTCGTCAGCGTGTAAGCCGTGTTCCATGCCGTACTCGGTAATTTCTTGATCAAGTTCTTGATCGCTCATGCCCATTGCTTTTGCTAGTGCTGGTTCGCCACCTTTTTCATATGCATCCATAAATTCGTCTGCCATTGCATCTTGCTTGCTTGGCTCTGACTGTGGGTCAAAACTTTCATCTGCAACATGTACTGATACCATATCGTCGCCGTTGTTAAGTCCGCCTTTTTTAACTTTTACATTGTCTTTGCCGTACTTTGCTACAGCTTCTTCTGGTGACATACTAGTTTGCTTCCACTTCATATCACCTTCAGCAAACTGACCCATCATTTCTTCAAAGCCTTGCTCTAGTTCAATTTCTTCTTTTGTTTTTACTTCTTCGTCATCTTTGTCCCATGGTGCTTTTTTAAGACTAACTTTTTTCTTCTTCTCACCACGTGGAGTTTCATCTGCATCATAACGAGCGCGATCTTCTGCGCCTTCTGGTACACAGTTATTAACTCTTTTGCCACCCTTCATTTTAGTTTTAGGGTTACCAATCTTTTTACCATCCCAACATGCTGGACCGCCTGCTGGTGAACTTTTCTTTTCACCTAATAAATCTTCAGCAGTTATTTCTTCTGCTTTGTTTGCTTCGCTTACTAATTTGTAAATGTAGGGGAATACATCTGCAAGCTCTTCATTGAACTGTTTAATAGTAAGTTGATCAATCCAATTTTCAGCAACATCAGTAGGAACATCTTCAAGTACGGGGGTTTCAAATGCTTCAAATGTTTCTTTATAGTATGATGGCTTTTGTAATGATTCTAATGTTTTCTTAATTGTACCTACACGTTGTTTAACAACATCTACATACTCTGCTAGGCTTTCTGCCATTACTGCTGAACGGCCCATATAAGATTTAAACTTACGTAGTTTGTTCATTTCTTCTGACATACTTACAATATGCTTACCAAAATCATCATGCGGTACTCCGCCTTCTGATACGTGTCTTGCCATTGCTCTTGCACCAGTAAGGTGTTTGAAAGGATATTTAAATCTTTCACCTTCTGAGCTTTCAACATATATTGCACCAATTTTTCTTGTGCGTCCTGCGCTTGCTTCTTGATCAACACCTTCTGTATGTTTGATCATTAAACGTGCTCCATCAAAGTCTTGATAAGACTGTCTTGATGTGCCATATAATTTTGATTCGTTCATTCCGTTATCCCCGTCACGATTCTTTGCCAAAAATTTGTAATCTCTTTGATCTAAATTAGATTTTGTTATGTCTCTTGTGTCAAATTCTAGTGTTCGTTTTCTTGCAAACATGCGTAGTTCTTTTAAGAAATCGTACCAGCCTTTTTTTGCTATATCTGATTCAGTAGCAACTAAATCGCCACCGTATACTACTGCCACATTCTTTTCATCTAGACTTACACTAACTTTACCAATTGGACGACCTTCATTTACAAAGTCAAAATCAAAGTATCTACCTAGTTTAGGTTCGTTAGTTACGTTACCTTCAGCATCACCTATAGTAATACTTGGAAAGCGTCCACGTATCTTATTAAATAGTTCTTCTGCTGTTGTGTCTAAATTCTGCATAAATGTATTTATCAATAGTTACTGCTAATGAAGATAGGCATTGGTGCCTCATAATCTTCATCTTGTTCGGCTTGATTGAATGTATTATACACTCTTGGATCCCAGTCTTTTAGTACTGCCATCATTCTAATAGCAAGTAATGTAGCACTTACTAAATCATCTGTCATTCCTGACTTTGCTTGGAAACTTGAACCTGTTGCAACAAAGCCTTTTAGTTCTGATAATAAAGGTTTACTTATTATAGACATTTTATCGTTTTCTATCATAGTTTTAAGTCTACTACATGCAGTAATTTTTGTACCGTGTGTAGTATTAAATCCTTTACGGAACTTACGTACATGTCCTTTGCGTATAGGTTCACTTACAAATAGTCCGGGTATATTTTCTTCACCAAAGTCATTTATAACAATTAGTGCGGCTTCGCCTATACCATTGTTTTCTACACTCCAATATACATTAGTATCGGATTTAGTTTCAGTAGCAATGTAATTACATATATCACTTAATACTCTAACTTGTCCTGGAATGCCTGTTTGGTTATGTTGCCACTCTGCTACTTGCTCATAACTAGGTAATTCAAATACTTCAATTGCGGCATTATCGCCACCTGTTCCCATTGACGGATCTAATGCAACTGCATATGTAAACTCACTGCTTGGCTTTTTATACCAACGAGTTTGACCCATATTTAATATAGGATTTTTACCATCCATTGCGGCTAACTTAATACTGTTAATAAGTGTTTCATCAAAGACTAAGAATTCACAGCCGTATTCACGTCTAAACTTTTCTTCGCCTATACGTCCAATTTCTGCTTCTTTCCATTCTTCATCTCTATCTGGATGCTCCTGCCACTCTGCAACAAAACTATGAAATCCGTTTGATCCTAGTTCTTGTTCATTACCGTGTGCATCAAACTTTTCTTCAGCTTGTTTCCAAATAGTAGCAAACGTATCTTCATCACTGTTAGGTGTGCTAGTAATAATAGCACGACCACCTGTTGCTAGTGTAGGTGATATTGATGTCCAAAACTCTTCTGCGATGTTAGGTTGCACAAATGCAAACTCGTCACAGTATAGTAATGATATGGACATACCACGTCCAGTGTTTCCAGTAGTTGTTTGTGATACAATTCTACTGCCGTTTTCAAATTCAATTGAGCCTTTGTTATATGATGTAACACCTGCACGTATGTGATCTTCACACGTTTCATATATGTAACGTATACGTGCCATAATCTCTTGAGCACCTGTGTATTTGTGTGCCGCAATTAGTATAGTTTGATCAGGTACAAACATTGCATACCATGCAAGGTATATTGCCGCACAAGTAGTTTTACCTGTTTGTCTAGGCATCATGTTTATATTAAAACGATAACTGTGATATGAATGCATCAAACGTGTTTGATACTCATAAGGATCAAACAACAACTTACCTTGTACAGGATGTTGTATAAAAGCAAACTTCTTGGCAAAGTACATATACCCTGTGTCAGGATCTGTACATGCTAACAAGTCAGCAATTTGTGCTTCGCTAAATGATTCTTTTTGATTGGCCTTTTTAGTAAGGACACCGTCTAAACTCTTGCTCATACTGTATTTACTCAAAAAAATAGGGCCCGGAAGCCCTATTGAATTTTGTGTATTTTAACTACAGCCGCAAGAGCTACAAGCCATTAACTTTGTTTTGCCTGGAGCGCCGCATTCTGGACAATCATGTTCTTCGCCTTCTTCATGATCGTGGTCGCCTGCTTCTTCTACATCGCCAGCCATTAACTCTTTAAGTCTAGCCGCTAATTTTTCTTTAATTTCGTCTTGTAACGCCATTGGATTGTCGCCACCCTGTGTTGCAGGATATGCCGCTTTAGACTTATGTAAATCATCGCCTGAATTAATTACATCGTCTATTGCACTGTATTTTTCATCTGGCTCGTTAGCATATGCTTCGTCTGCAACTGCTTCGTCATCCATTTCAATGTCATCATTACAACTACTTGCACCAACATGTTGCTTACCGCAATTATCACATGGCTCATCTTGCATGCCTGGTTTAAGATCATCCATGTCTTTTTCCATGTCTGGACCTTTAACTATATCACGTAGTCTTTCCATATCTCTACGCATTGGCATAATGTCAGCGTCAACTTCTTTTGCGCCTTCCATGCCTGCGTTTTTCATCATATCAATTAAATCTGCAACATGTTCTTTGCCGCTTGCATTCATTGATACATTCATTGTTACTGGGTTACCTTTGTCCATCTCAGGTGCTGTACTAGGCATAGGCATTGGTAAGCCTTCCTGTGCAACATCAATCGACTCTATTAACTTTTTCATATTCATTAGTTTGTCTCCGATACCGCCGCACTTGGATCGTGCTCACGTTCTGTTTTTACTTTTTCAAGTTCTTTCAATAATTCCATTACTCTGTTTTCACCAACTGAGTCTTGTGCGCTTTCGCCACCCATGTCTTCTGTTGTTAACTTTGCTTGATATACATTGTCCTCAGGCATTTCCTGATATTTCTCTTGCATCTCTAATGGATTTCTTACAATAATATGTGCTTGGTCTATGCTACAGCACTGTCCAATATACTCTTGTAAAACTTGTTGTGTGGAAGGATAGTTAAGTTCGACTTCAAAGTAAGTAACTTCCATGTTTTCCAACTGTGGAAAATCTAATGGACGCTCTGTAATAGGTGTCTTTTTACCTTTGCTCATACTAGCAACATCATACTTTTGTAAGCATGTTTTGATGCTTTCTTCGCAACCTTCAGGCAAAACACCTGCAATACCTATTTTAAATGCATAAGTCTTTTTAGACTCGTTTAGCAATTCTTGAAATCGTGTTTCCATATTATCCATCCTATATAAGTTATTTATCCTTATCGAGTCCTTTGAGCTTTTCTAAGAGGCTATTGCGATCTGTTACAACATAGCCTTCTCCAGTAATCATACCGTCTTCACTAATGCCACCGTCTTTATCTTGCTTTTCTTTTCTAAGTTGTAGTTCAACCATTTTTAACTTATTATTAAGTTTTGCTACTTTTGCATCTAGTCCTGTTTTAAGCAGTCCGCCTGCAACTTCAAATACTCTACCACTGTAACGGCTTTCTACATTCATACCAAGATTCATTAAATCGTCATATGCTTCAAGTGCTTTATCTGCTATTTCATTTAACTCACTATCTGCTTTATCACCTAAGCCTTTAACAGCTGGTAATGCGCTTGTAATTTTATCAAACTCTGCTATATCACGAAAGCTATCTTCATGAGCTACTTCGTGTTTTGTTTGTGCTTTTTCTTGTTTCTCTGCCTGTTGTATAATTTCTTTTGAATCAGGCATGTTGAGTAAATCTTCTAGTTTTTTGGTCATGTGTCCTATACCATTATATGCTACTATTATTTATCGTCTTTTACCGGTGTGGAATATATCTTTTTCTGTTATGACTCTAAAGAATATACCTTTTTGTTTACAGTATGCCCTTGCGGCTTCCCATTTTGCTTGGTTAACTACCCAAGAAGCCTGGTTATGTTTACTACGGCCTAGTTTTTCTTTTACTGCTTGATTCTCTGGCTTTACTTCTATTAGTTCTACACGTTGCTTTCCTTTACGGTCTGCGTATGCAATAAAGAAGTCCGGAACATATATTGTATGCTTTCCGGTTAATGGATTCTTATATGGAATTTTAATTGCTTCACTTGCCCATTTAGCAACACTTGGGTGTTCGTCGCAAAATCGCATAAACGTAAACTCCCAACTACTTCTATAAGTTGGTGTCTTTGTACCTATATACTTCTCAGGATTTTTGAGACTATATTTTCCCTGTGCAAATCTTCCCATGGCATTTTAGTATATGATGTTTCGCTTTTCAATTTTTTCGTAATTTGAAGTTACTTTAAATCCAAGTGTGCTTGTTTTTTCTCTACTGTAGTTTAGTACGTTAGCAATGATATCACTCATCTGTGTTGAGTTAATACCTTTTAGTGTATCAATAAGTTCAAACACATTTATGTCATCTACTTTTGCTTGATTTAAGATTGCTGTACCTACTGCAATAGCACTTGATTTTTCGAAACCTCTATTTTCAAAAAAGCCTATTACTGCGTCAACATCATTTGCCGGATAAGAAGTTTTTTCTGTTAAGTATTGATTGAAAAATTCTTTAACTTCTGCACCGCTATCTTGTGCTGGAACTGCTGGTAAATTGTTTGCCATATTATACGTTTCCTAATGGATTCTTTTGTGCGGCAATAGTACTACTGCCTGCTTGTGACTCTCTGTATTTAGTGACTATGGAGTTGGTAATGGATAACATCTTGGGATCTTCATTAGATAGTAATTGATCAACTTCTGTTTTAACTATTGTTTTTTCGTTTACAGTAAGGTTATCGTACGCTCCAAGTCCTGCGGCATTACCTATATTATACCCTGCTAGTGTACTTACTGCACCAATTGCAACAGCTCTTTCTGCAACTAAGTCTTTTAGTTCTGCATTATTGTCTAGTGCTGTTTGTAATTCTGCTGTATCTATTTGTTTGTTTTGCTTAACAGTTGTAATTGCTTTTGCTTCAGTTGTTTGTGTACCATTGCCACCGGATTTTGGAAAACTAGTATTAGCAAGTCCACTTACGTTAGTTCCTGTTGCTGTTCTAATAGTTTGTCCTGCAACTTGATATGCTTCGTTACGCAAACCTTCTTTAGTAAGTTTCTTAGCGTTTTTAACTGTACGTGCCGCTGTAAGTAATGTACCTAAGTCTGCTTTACCGCCTGCTAAATCTCCTAGCACACTAACACCGCCTGCTAGTACACCCGAGCTACCAAATAGGCTTCCGCCACTACCTGCGGCAATTGGACTAGGTGTTGAATCATAATGTTCTGTTGCAAACCCTTTAGGTGTTGATCCTTCTACAACAGCACCGTCTGCATAAAATACACTTTCGTATGCTACTGTCATTGTATTCTGCACAGGCTCAGCACTTGCTGAATTATCAAGTGTATCGTGTGACCATTTTTCAATAATTGGGTTTACTAATGTTAGCGTAAGATATTGATGTCTTGCTAACTGTGATATTTGTATACTTGTAAAAAACGGTTCGTATTGATTGTTATCTAAACCAAAGCGGTCACCGTTCTGTGTACTACCTTTGTACGTATTAAATCTATCATATGGTCTTGCACTTTGATTTGGTGCTCCTGCGCCATCTCTGCTACCATATGTACCGTCTCTAAACATATAGTTATAGTATGCTGTCCATAACTGTGTTGTTATGCTATTGTTATCATCGTGGAATACAATATTTACAGGTGAATAATCTATACGTGTTTGTACATTCTTTTTACGATTGTATTTGTTCTTAGTTTCAGTTGTTATATCATAACTAGGCATAGTTACACTTTTAACAAGCATATTAACTTCATTAGTATGTCTGCCAACCCAACCTGGTAATACTTTGTTTACTACGTTGTCATTTAAATTAAGTGTTACATGATATAGAAACTTTTGTTTGGGAGCTAAACGAAAGTTGTCGTCTGTGAATAAACGTGCCGCATGTGAATAGTCGGCCATGTCGCCCTTTGGACTAAGTGCGCCGTTTACTAAGTTATCTAAGAATCCATTGAATATGTTCGCCATACTAATATTTATCCAATGTTATTAACTGCGTATAAAATGAAAAAGGGGCAATGAAGCCCCTAATCCTAATTTGTTGTACTATTAAGTAACTTAGCTTGCGCCAGTTGTACTTGCTATAGCCGCTACTGATCTTCCAATAGCAGTACCTACTCCACCACCGCTTGCGCCTGATGTTTGGATAGCATTGTCGTACTTAACTGTTAATGCAACTGTTACTGGTTCGTTAGCACTGTATGCTAATGAATTGTAATTTGCACTTTCTAAGTAACAACCGTATAGTTCAAAAGTTTCTAATGTTTCTGGTGCGTAGTTACCGTTACCACCGTCTAGAATTTCAATTCTAGTTACAAACTTATAATCAATTCCGCTTGCCGCACTTGACTGTTCCATAAAATCGAACTGTCTTTGTAGTTGTTCACCAACTAGTTTTTGTACAGCACCAGTAGCATCGTCTCTTAAAGTAAGTGTAATAGCTTCCCAGGTATGTTTACCTGCAAGATAAACTCTTGAGTTGTATACGTCAACAGTCATTGTCTCGAAGCTTACGTTTGGTCTAGTAACATCCTGAACCTGTTTTGTTAGTTCAGTAACTTCGCCTGCACTTACACCAAAGTTTTCCAGTGACACTCTAAAGCGATACTGGAGTTTTGGCATAAGTAACCCTTGGGTAGAGTTACTTGCATCCGAAGCTAATGGAACTGTGATTTTTGATAATGATGAAATAGCCATTTACTTTGCTCCTAATTTGTTATATATATTTATCATCTTTACAAGCCTGCTATCTCACCAGTATTTTTCAAACGTAGTGGAATGTAAACAAACTCTACTGCTTTGACTGGTTCTATCGCTATATCTAAGTAAAGCTCGTTACGATCAATTCTAGCTGGAGTGTTGTTGCTTTCGTCACATACAACTAAGAAGTCATATAATGCTCTTGCACCAACTAACTCTAAACATAAGCTCTCTGCGGCCTGTTTGATCTGATCACGTGTGATCTTATCATTTGGTTCAAAGATATATGGTTTAGCTAATTTGTTTAACTGTCCACGTAAGTAAATTACCAAACGTGCTACGTTAATTCTATCTAATGAGCTTGCACCTCTTGCACGAGTCTTTTGACCATATGCAACTAAGCCTGCGCCGTTAATGAATGTAATTGGGTTAACGCTTACTGCATAAAGTGTATCACGTTGTCCTTCGTTTAATGCTATTGAATTAAATTCGCCTTCGTTATCAATAAACCCTGTTGCTGTAGCATTTGTAATGCCGCCACGTCTTGTACCTGCTGGTGCAAACCATGGATAGCTAACTTGGTCACTTAGCGCAATAGTTCTTAGCATCATGTGACTTGGTGGAACAACTACATTGTTACCTGCGTTGTCGCTTGTAAAGCCCCATGGATAAAATACACCTAAGTATTCATCTCTGCTTACAAGTCCGTCATCGTTATCTTCAACTGCTAATGCAACGTTCTGACCCCATTCATTTAATGAAGTAGCGTCTGATGTTAATCTTGCTGGTGAATCACCTACGATGAATGCACTTAATCCTCTATCAAAGTTTAGTGAAACCATTTCACCAATTAGCTCTGGATAACCTGGAGTTGCCATCAAGTTAAAGATTCTTGATTCGTCATCTCTAATGTCATCGTTACTATTCATTGTAGCCTGTAACTGTTGTACAACAACTTTACGCTGTGCTTTACGTCCAAAGCTACCTGAACCATCTTCTTGGTTAGCTGACTCTGTTTGCCATCTGTGTGGATAGTAACTTGCCATTGATGCATCACCTGCTCTTGCGTTATCAGCAGTAACATCAATTGCGTTACGTACAAATTTCTTAACGTTAAAGCCGCTTCTGCGTGTGTTCCAAAGTAGCATACCACGTGGGTAAAGTGCTGGATCTGGAGCATCTGGGTCTAAGTAGTCACTTGTTAATAAGTCTGTAATAGTACCTGTTGGAGCAACTGTTGTTGTTCCGCCTGTTGTACCATAACGTGCATCTGCAAACAATACACCATCTTCAGTAGTTTGATCTGATTTGTCAACTAACTGCCATTCTTGAGCACCATTGTTCCAACGGTAAATTGTTGGATAGTTTTCTAAGTCTGATGTGTCAACCCAAAGATCCTGATCTGCTGGAGTACTTGGTTGTGTTGCTGATACTGTTGTACCGTTACTTGAACCGTATAATGTTTTATAACCAACCCATGTTGTACCATTGTGTACCATCATGTCAACTTCGTCAATAACACTGCTGTACCATAATGTACCATCTGCTGTTGTGCTTGTTGGTGCGTTAGCTGATGCTACGTACACTTGTGAAGCACTTGATGTTACTGGCATCCAGTTTGAAGCAACTAGTTCATTAGTTGAATCACCTGTTGGAGCGTCATATACGTTAGTTGCCGCGTTAGTTAAACCTACTAATGTAAGTGGGCTTGTACCTGAACCATTGTCAAGTCTAAAGTCGCCACCTAATTTGTGTTCAATTACAACTTTGTTAGTTGAATCTACTGAAGCAACAATATTAGTAAAGCCTGCGCTGTTAATACCGTCTGCCATTTCGTCGGCGTCAGTACTTGCACCTGTTGCAGTAAATGCTACTTCTCTTGCTGTTGCTAATGCCGCACTACCTACAACACTTTCTGCTATTTTAAATGTATATGCAACTGCTGAAAGTTGAGTTGCTATTTCTGCAGTTTTAATTGTAGTTGCACCTGCCGCCGCTCTTTTAAATAATACAAAATCACCTAATTTGCTTGATGCTTCTGTAAAGTTAGATTGTACGTACAATGCGTCTTTTGCTAAGTTAGCGCCGCCGCCTGCTTTATCTAATGCATATAATGCACTTTGATTTGAAGCGTATATTGGTGCGTCTACTAAGTCCCAAAGTGCTGTGTCTGCATTGTAAGATTTTACTCTCCATCTTGCACCACTGTTTGGTTCTGTAGTTTTTAGCCATACACTTCCACTTGGACGAGCAACTTGACCTGAGCCTGTTGACTTCCATTGTGGAACACTTGTATGTGGATCAATTGCTAATGCTGGAATATCAAAGTTTCCAACTGTAAAGCCTAATTTCTCTGCAAGTCCTGGAGAACCAGCACCTTCTGCAAGAGTAATTTGTGTGTCTACTGAACCATCATTGTAAATTACTAATTGACTGTTAAGGTTTGCTACACTAACACCTGTACCTGAAAGTACTGTGTTACTGTTTGAAACTATATCATCTAATGAAGTAGCTGATCCACCGCTGGTCGCCGCTGTTAGTGTATAGTTAGAACCACCTATATCAAGTACTAAAGTATCGGAATCTAATAATGTTGTACCGCCTGTTACAACAACTGATCCAGTTGCACTTGGTGTAGTTCCTGTCCATGTAGATGAACCAACTTGTACCCAGTTACCTGAAGTGTTTTTGTACCATACTCTGTAAATTGTTGATAAGCCAGCAGTTATAGCATAGTCGCCTATTGCGCCTACTGAACCTTTTGGTGTATATGGAGTTGAGCCGCTTGTTTTTGTTGCGTCTGTTATTACAATAGGAGTTTTAACTGCAAAGCTCTGTCCGCCTGTTGTCGATGCTGCCGCACCATTCCATTCAAAAATACCAAATGCTGTTGATGCAGTATCTGTCCAAAGTGCGCCATCTGCTGGTGCACCGCTTGGGGCATCTGCTGTTGCTTGTAAAGCGCCTAAGTCAACATCTGCTCTTACAATAAATGCTCTGTTGCTTACACCTAATAATGAGTAAGCCGCTTGCAAACCATATTCGTTAAGTTCGCCTGCATGTATTGGATTGTTATTTGTATCAGTATAAAATACTGGGTCTCCAAATGTCTCTGTAAGGTCACGCTGTGATGTTAGTAAGTAAGGCTTACCTGCGTTTGCTTTCAGTGATCCTGGAGCAATACCCGTACCAGCGCCATTTGTTTTATTTGCGGCGGTGGCAACGAATATCATTGGTACTGTACCTGGTTCAGCGGGTGTGTAAAAACTTTCGTCTACTACGCTAACCTGTACTCCTGGTGATGTTAGTGCCATTATATTTCTCCTATTAATAATGAATGAGTCTTTGTTATAGTTATTTAGCAGTTTAAGAATAATTCACCTGTAATATACCCTAAAAAAAGGTACCGAAAAGGTGAGGTAAATACAGTATGAGACCTTTATGCAAATGCGGACAGCGTCCTGCGGCTATAAACTATAAAAAAGATGATAGAACTTACTATAGATCATTGTGTGAGCGTTGCTTACGTAATGGAGCAGGCCACGGAATACCTAAGTGGAAACAAAGAGGTTATGAAAAAAAGAGTAGTTGTGAGAAGTGTAATTATAAATCTAAACACTCAGAACAATTTAATGTGTTTCATATAGACGGAAATTTAGAAAACTGCCGTCCACAAAACTTAAAAACAATATGTGCTAACTGTCAGAGAATTCTGCAAAAAGAGGGAGTTGTGTGGAAGCAGGGTGACTTAGTCCCCGATTTTTAAATATTGTTTTAATAAGCACATCAACATTTTTTTGTAGCCTATCTAGTGTGCCATTATTATCAATAGTGTAGTCACACATCCATTGTTCAATACTCATAGACTTATAATTTTCTAAAGGCAAATGATCTGTTCTATCTACCCAAATAGCGTGGTCAAATATTTGTTCATTTTGCATTGCAAAGAATTCACGCTTGTTACGTAGTCCACAGTAGATATCATGTTGATCAAATAAGTTACGCCCTAAACGAGCCAAGTCTTTGCTACAATAGTTGTGTATCATATCATACCATTCAGTACGATGGTTATGCCTATCTGCATAGCACTCTTCTTCGTCAGCGTATCCGTACTGATCTTTCAAATCATTATAGATAAAAAGTTCTGAACAAAATTTACTTGATGATTGAAATGTATATCCGTATGCTTCTAACATTTCACATACAGTATCTTTGCCGTGACGACCATGCCCAACAACTAGTAATTTAGGTAACACTAATATAAACTCCTTTAAGTATCTTTAAAGTATATACTCTATATTAGTGCTTGTCAACCTTAATCGTAACCTAAATTGGCAACTGACTTCATTTCTTCTGATAATATTTCAGCTTCACGAGCTTTATATGCGGCTTCAAAACCTGTAGCGCCGTATTGTGCTCTTTCGTTATTGCCCCAAAGTCTTTTAAAATATGAATCGTAGGTTCTTTCAACTTCTTGATCGCTCCAGGATCTATCAATAAGTTTTCCTTTAATTAACCAGTTAAGACGGTTAGCCTCTTTACGTACAAATGGTGAACACATGACTTCTCCTTGTTACATATTGTATTTACAAGGAACCAAAATCGTTAGCGTTAACTTGGGGGGTTTTTAGCCTATTGTGAATCCGTAACCTACGCCACCAGCAACTTGGTTAATTACATCCATTTCAAGTTTTTCCATTTCAGCCGCGGCCTCTGCTTTTAATGCATCACCGTTAAGTGCTGAACCGCCTTGTGGTCCTGCGATTGTAGCAAATTTACTACGTGCTTCGCCTAGCATGTATTTGCAACTTGCTAGTGTATAATCTTTGATCCATTGATTGGCAAGATAGTCACTAAGTAGTTCACTATCTGGTCTATGGTTGTATGCGTAAATTAATATTTCTTCTTCGGCTCTTGGACGTTGTAGTAATGTTAATTTTTTACTTGTAGTATTCCATTTAAATTCTATAAACGAACCAAACATTCTGCCTACTAATTCTTGGTACTGACTAAACATATCGTATGTTGCTAGTCCGCCCATGTTTGAACTTGATAATAGGTATGCATTTGTGTATGCTAAGTTAAACGGTTCAAACAATGATCCGCCGCCTGCTTCTCCTGATTCATATAATTCTATTCCAACAACAGCACCAACTGCTAGTGCAGAGTTAAAAGTTATTGTTCTAGTTACGTAATCAATTGCATAATCAGTAGTTGCTTCACCATTTACTTTTACAACAACAGTTGCAATAGAATTTAAATTATAGTTTGTAGCAAATGTTTGATTTTTTGAAACTGTAGCAACATGTGATGTAGTAAAGATAGGACCACCTGATGCAGATGTAGCAGGTCTTGAACCAATGCTTCTGCGAAACAGTTTACGTACTTCAACTACTTCATTTGGTAGTACATATTCGTTTTGATCAACTACAGTGGGCATAAACAAGTAAGATTCTTCAACTGAATTATCAGACCTTTGTCTAAATTTACTAAGTGCTTTAGATAAAGCAGTTTCGTAGTGGATTGGATCCAGTTCTACATCAACCATACCGCCGCCCAGAAAGGCGTTTACATAGTCAAATATTGCTTGTTTTTGTGTTTGGTTAACTGCCATTATAGTTTCTCCGTCATAGTATTTATCGTAGTTACTATCGTTACGATAAATATGTATATGCCAAAGTTAAGTTTATATAAACCAGAACGCGGAAAAGACTTTCAATTCTTAGACCGCCAGATAAATGAAATGTTCGATATTGGAGGGACAGACCTGTTTGTCCATAAGTATATCGGTACGAATGACGGAACAACAGAAAAGGATCATACACAGATCCAAGATATGTTGTTTTTAGAAAATAGAGATAGAAAGTATGATAAAGACATCTACACTATCAGAGGTATTTACAATGTACAGGACATTGACTTTGATCTAAGCCAATTTGGTTTGTTCTTAAGTAATGATACATTGTTTATGACTGTACATATTAATACGTCAGTACAAACAGTTGGGCGTAAACTTATGCCCGGCGATGTTATAGAACTTCCTCATTTAAAAGATGAATATGCAATGAATGATTTTAGTGTAGCACTAAAGCGTTTTTATGTTATTGAAGATATTAATAGAGCCGCAGAAGGCTTTTCACCAACTTGGTATCCACACTTATATAGACTTAAATTAAAACAAATAGTAGACAGTCAAGAGTACAAAGATATACTTGACTTACCAGCAAGTGAAGACTATCCAGAAGATGGTACATTACGTGATGTATTATCAACATTCGAAGCAGAAATGAATGTTAACAATGCTGTAGTTGCAGAAGCAAATACTAATACTCCTAAAAGCGGGTATGATACAGATACAGCATTATATACACTTGCAGTAGATGAAGATACAGGTAGAGCCGCAGTAGAACAGGTTGCTGATGATGGCAGTACAATAACTGACAAAGCAACACCTAGAGGACACGGATATGATGGACTATTAATAGGTGACGAATTTGCACCTAACGGAAGTCAATTTGGTAGTGGTATAAGTTTTCCAGTTAACTCTGTAGACGGTGACTATTTTATGCGAACAGACTTTTTACCTCAAAGGTTATTTAGATACGAAAAAAATCGTTGGATAAAAGTACACGATGTTAAGAGAGCTCCAATGAATAACGGAACTAAAGATACACTAAGAGGATCGTTTATTAATGATGTAGACACTTATCTATACGATACTCCAATAGCAACAGACTTTATGCAATTAACAGTTGGACAAACTGAGTTGCTAACAGACATTGCTGATATGTCAGCAAAATATATAAAAATAGAATATACTAGCGACAATAGAGATGGCAACGAAATGGTTAGTTATGCAGTTGTAGACTATCCAATGAATAGTGCTACTAACTATCCTGGAATACTAAAGCCATATACAAGTCAAGACGGCAGTACACAACTTGTAAAATTAACTTTACCAAGTGCTACTGCTATTAAAAATGCAGGACTGCACACAATAACACTTTACAATGAAAGAACACAACAACGTCAAGCTCTTTCACAAGTATTAAAACCTAAGGCAGATAACTAATGGCTGAACATTTTTATGACGGACAAATAAGAAAGTATCTTGTACAGATGATGCGTCTGTTCAGTAACTTTAGCTACCAAACAGGTGATGGTACTGAAAAGCAAGTACCTGTATTGTACGGAGATCTTACTAGACAAGTAGGCTCAATATTAAGAGACAATTCAGAAAATAAAATACCTAGTGCGCCACGTATGGCTGTTTATATTACAGGACTAGAACTAGATAGAGATCGTACTAGTGATTCTAGTTATGTAAACAAAAGACATATTAGAGAACGTGCAAAAGATGGTGCAGGCGACTATACTGATCAAGCAGGTAAACAATATACTGTAGAACGTTTAATGCCAACACCATATAGGCTAACTGTAAATGTTGATCTATGGTCAACAAACACAGATATGAAATTACAAATTATGGAGCAAATATTAATGCTCTTTAATCCAAGTTTAGATATACAAACAACTGACAACTATTTAGACTGGACTAGTTTAACAACTATTATGCTTGATAGTGTTAACTTTAGTAGTCGTTCAATACCAACAGGTGTTGACAGCGAAATAGATGTTGGATCAATGACATTTAGTACTCCAATTTATATTAGTCCTCCAGCAAAAGTAAAACGTTTAGGCGTTATTACAAATATTGTTACTAGTATCTTTGACGGTGACGGATATGTTGATTTTGAACAGATGTTACAAGGTACTAATTTGTTTAGTATGGGCGGAATGACTGAAACTGTTGTACAAGATACATTAGATAACACTACTAATGTTGTTGATACAGGTGCGGCACCTAGTGACGGTGACGGTATAATGAATCCAAGAAAACAAAAAACTAGACATGCTAAAGAAGTAGTAAAAAGTTATACACAACATAGAATATTAATTTTAAATGGACAAGCACAAATTCTTAAAAACGGATTGCCTAGTAATATAAAATGGGGAGACCATTTTGATGCATTATTAGGATCTTATAGAGCAGGGTTAAGTATTGCATACTTTAGAAAGCCCGATATAAACGGAATGCTTGCAGGACGTATTACTGTTAATCCATTAGACGAAACTAAACTTACAATTGACTTTGATAAAGATACATTGCCTAGTAACAGCACTGTACAAGGCCCTGCACGTAATGCAAATCAACATTCAAGTATAGACTTTATTATTGATCCGTTACGTTATGACCCAACTACTGCTAAAGTAGCAGGACTAAGACTATTAATATTAGGTAGCATCGGTAGCACAACAAATACAGATGGTGCTGATGCTTGGAAAAATGCAAACGGAACAGACTTTGTTGCAAACTCCAATGATATTATTGAATGGGATGGCACTGCATGGCAAATAGTATTTGATGCAAGTGCTGATAAACTTATATACAACGATGAAGTAATTACTACTTTATATACTACAAATCTTAATACAGGTGTACAATACTACTGGGACGGCGATCAATGGCTACTAAGTGTAGACGGTGAATATGCCAAAGGTGACTGGTCAATTAAACTAGACGGCTAATTACTAGTATGAACAAGATAATTTGTAGTGGAGCACTATTCTATGCTCTTGACACTAAACGTTTTTTATTTTTACATAGAGCTGGTGGTAAGACTGCCGGTACTTGGGGACTTGTTGGCGGTGGTAGCGAAAACGGTGAAACACCATTTGAAGCCCTCAAAAGAGAGATTGCCGAAGAAGTAACTGAAACAACTCCTATTGTAAAAACTATTCCTTTAGAAACTTTTGTATCTAATGATGCAAAGTTTAATTTTCATACATACCTTGTATGCTGTACAGGAGAGTTTATTCCTATTCTTAATCAAGAACACAGTGGGTATGCATGGGTTGATTTTGGGTGTTGGCCAAAGACGTTACATCAAGGGCTACGTAATACACTACAAAATAAAACTAACCTTTCTAAATTAGAAACAGTATTTCAAGTTATAGATTTACTAGAGGAATAAATGACAGAAAATGTAAAACAAACATCCTATGGTTACGAAGCAACATGGGCTAAAACAGATTCATACTATAGTAAAATTGTAGGCTTTAACAAACCTAATAAAACTAGTATGCACTTTCATAAAGTTAAAAATAAAAGTTGGTTTATTAATGATGGTAATTTTAAACTTAATTACATTGATACTGCAACAGGCGCATTATTTGAATCAAATTTAAAAGAAGGACAAGTATTTAATATACCGGCACTTATGCCTGCAAGTATTGAATGTCTAAGTCCTAGTGGTAGTTTTACTGAAGTTGGCGACATTGACGATGATGCTGACATATATAACTTAACTCCAACAGGAGAAGAACTTGCGCACACTAGCACAGCATAACGACTATGTAGAAGATATTCTGCGTTGGGAACAAGCAATTACACAAGTAACTAATTCAAAAGGAAAACTACATTGCGAACAGTTACTTGCAACTCTTAAAGATAAAATAAAAAATATAGATACAGTACATTCGTCTAGTAGAGGACATGCTAAACTAGCTAATATTAATTCTCTTATTAAAGAAACTGTTGATCTAAGACGTGAGTTAAATAGTCTACTTAAATTTGACTAAATCTTTTTATTTGAATTGATCCAACCATAGCAGGGTGAGCAGTACACTGATATCTATAACCACCTGAATAAGTTTCAGGTATTCTCCAATACAATACACCTTCTGATCTACCTTGTGCTAATGAGCCAGTAGTTTTATTACCATTAGTTTGTACATGGAAAATTTGTGTAGCATCTGTAATTGTAGTTCCTGTAGGATCTTGTATAGCAAATGGATGTCCTTGGGCTCCGTCTAATTTAAACGAAACTGTTGTACCTGACATTACATATATCGTTGGATTTTGTCCTGAATAGTGTGGAAAGAAATTATAAGACTGTGTACCTACATTACCAACTTGAAATTCTACTAATGTGTTTTCTGTAATCTTATCAATAGTAGTACCTGTGTAGTTAATAAATGTACTACCAGTCCAACTTAATAACTGTCCTTTATTATCTAATGGTAAGTTACCAACCCAAGCAATAGTAACATCACTTAAATCGTTAATCTCAGTTGCGCCTGCCGCAGGTGGTGTATAAGTAAATGCTCCAGTAGTATTATCATACACAAGTGCGCCTGTACCGCTTGCCGCATTTGCTGTTACACTTAAATCTGTTAATGCAATACCGCCTGATCCTGCAGGAGATGTTGGTTCAAATCTACTGTTAGTATTGTTCCATGCTAACACTTCTCCGTTACCAACTCCAGTAAGATCAACATCACTAAGTGCGCCTACGCTAATAGCATTTAAGTCACTAGCAACTACAGTGTAGTCTGTAATATAACTGCCCAAGTCAGTAATTTGTGATTCTGTTACACTTAGTGCGGCTTGGTGTTGTGTAACACTTGATTGTGTAATATTTGCATCTGGTACATCGTCCCAAACAACTGCCGCTGATAAATCATTTACTTCTGCACTTAATGCTCCAATGCCGCCGGGCGTTGGTGGTGTATATCTAAACACACCTGTTGTATTATCATATTCAATAGCACCGTTACCGTCTGGTGTTCTTTCATTGCCTACACTAAAGTCTGATAGTGTAGCAACAGTTGGTGTATTGGTTAAGTTATTATAGTTTAAAAAGTAAGTACTGTCAAATCCGTCAAAAGTATCTGCATCAGTACCGCCACCGCCTGTTGTAGAGTCAAAGCCTGGTGCCCATTGTGTGCCATCCCACTTTAATACTTGTCCAACTGCTGGTGCAGAAGTTGTTGTATCAACATCACTTAAAAAGTCAATACTGTGTGCATCTAAATCAATATGTAATTCGTTTGTATTAGTAGTAAGCTCTGTAGAAATATTTGTTCTACCTAAAATTTGTAAAGTAGCTTCTCCACTTGCTGTAAATGATCCGTCATCAGTAGTAACTGTTTTAATAACATCTGACGAGCCGCCTACTGCACTAGAATTAATAGTAAGTGTCTTTCCAACAATAGCAGTAGTTACGTTTGTTCCGCCAGCAACCGTTAATGCATCAGTTGTATTAGATGCTGTTACTGTTCCTGTATCTGCATTAACTGTTGCAAATAAGTTTTGATCTGATGATGCCGCGCCTGCTTGTATGTTCCATACAGTGCCGTCATATACCCAGGTTACACTACCTTCAGTATAAGTATCGTCTGCATTAGGTGCGTCTGGAAAATTTAAAGCCATATATTAATCCTTGCTGTTACAATATTTATGCAATAATGTTCAGCCCTTCTCCTACTTGAAATCCGAATGAGTTGTTAACGTCTAGTTCTAATACAGTTCCTGTGTTAGCACTTACAGCAGATACAGTTGTTGTAGCGCCGCTTAGACGTCCTTGTATATTAAATGGTGTTGCTGGGTTGCTTGCAAGTACAGCGTTAACTTGAATAGCAATTCCTGATACAATACTAGATACTGCTACATTTGTACCATTGTCATCTAGCCAAGCATTAGTTTCTAATTGAGGTCCGTCTTCATTTAACACTGCTAGTGAATTGGTAAAAGTCATAGATCCATTTGTTCTGTACGGACGTTCTACGCCGTATCTACTAAACATCATTCTATTAGGTGAACCTAAAATACTTCTAGTATTATCATAATCTGAATCATTATTTGCTGTTTCATAAACTACACTTTTACTAACACTAGTCATTAATGTAACTAATTGTTCTGGTGTTTGTAATGAATTTGCTTGTAAGTGTAATGCCGCTAGTCCTGCTATCTGAGGTGCCGCCATTGACGTACCGCTTATTTTCATAATTTTGTAACTACTGTTATCTGGATAATCATAAGTTGTATATCCAGAATCAGCTTCGTTGCTTGATGCACTCATTATTTCAGTACCAGGTGCCCATATGTTTACACCAGGTCCTTTTTTACTAGAATTTGCTGATTGATCAGTACCGCCATTAGTAACATAACTAATATTACCAACATTAAATGCTCTGTCAGAATACGGTGAACTGGGTCTATGATATAGTCTTGATATTCCGCTTACAGAAACAAAGTTATTCCAATCAGTGCCTGTTGAAACATCTGCTTTGTAACTATCATTGCCTGCGGCAATAACAACATGAATTCCAGCATCGATCATATCTTCAACTTCTGCATCAGCAAAAGCATTTTGTGCAGGGAATGTTCTGTTACCATCTCCGTTAGGTGTAACTATACCGTAGTCTGTAAATAACTCTGCATCAGTTTGTGTTGTAAATGTCCACGGAGTTCCTCTGTATGTTCCGCTTGAAGGATCAACAGTTGAAGTATTTCTATATCCCCAACTCATGTTTACTACAGTTGGTTTGCCGCTTACTTTATTATTGTGCCATAATCTAATACTATCAAATGCATCTGCAACAGGAATACCAGTACCATCAGTAGCACCTATTAACTCTAATCCTGCTAATTTTTGTGAATATATAGTTGCATGTTTTGCCCAACCATATGTTTTACCTGCGGCAATACCTGCACAGTGTGTACCGTGTCCATCTCTATCTCTATAGTGGTTTGCATTTTGTGTTCCTGCTATTCCACTTACTCCATACCAATCATGTTGTACTAGTCTAGTAACACCGTTTTCATCTTCCCATTCAGGGTGTCCTGGCTGTATACCGCTATCTTGTATTACAATATCAACGCCAGCACCTGTTAATGTATAAAGGTAGTCTCCGGATATTGTTGTACTTGTACCATATTGATTTGTTGCATCTATACAACGCCTAAGTCCCCAATTAAGATCATTAGCACTGTTAAATGTTCCTCTCCAATAATTACCTGCTTGTCTAGAATTAAGACCTATTTCAATATCGTCTCTTTGATCAGGTGGTATCTCTACTGCTAGTATTCTTGGATCTGTTGATAATTCGTTTGCTTCTTCATCAGTAAGCATAAAATGTGTTATACGAGTTGAACCAATTCTAGGGTTAGCAACTTCTACGCTTCTGTTAGGTATTGGACCACTTCCTGTAGAAGCAATAATATCAGCTTCTACTTCGCTAATATTTTGATCACGTCTAACTATGACTGCGTATTCTTTTTCCATTATGCTAAGTTAGCCCACGCACCGTTTTCATACACTTGAGCTTTGTTAAGTGTACTATCGTATACCATATCACCGTTAACTGATGATTGAGCATTCTTTTGTGCTGTAGTAAAACTTGGCAATCTAAATGGACCGCTCTGCACTATAGTTCCGTCTGGAGCGTCTAGTGTAATAGTACTTGTACTTACTATCTCTGGTGTACCTGAACCGTTTGTAACTACGTTTCCTACTGTTAATGTATTGTTAATAGTTACTGCTTGTGCTGTAGTTGATCCTCTAGAAACAACATCATTTAAGCCTGATGTTTCTGAATAACTTGTTAGATAAGAAGTTAAGTCTGGTGGTGTATATGTAAACACACCTGTTGTATTATCATATGATAGTGCGGCTGTTCCTACTGCATTTGCAGTAATACTAAAGTCTGAAAGTTGTACGCCGCCTGCGCCACCTACAAGATCACTTGCTAATTCCCATGCACTATTTGATGTACTCCATTTTAATATTTGTCCATCTGACGGGCCTGTTGCTGTTACATCACTTAAACTATTAATATTAGTTGGAATAGTTGGTGTGTTAGTAACGTTGTTATAGTCTAAATAATAACTTGCTGATTGTCCTGCAAGTGTAATAGCATTACTACTGCCACCGCCCCCGGTTGTTGCTGGTTCAATCCACTGTGTACTTGTACCATCATCAATGTAAATGTATAATTTACCTGTAGCAGTGTTTAACCATAAGTTACCTGATGCTGGTGTTGTTGGTGCAGTTTCTGATACATCAATAGATGAATTACCACCTGACAAGTCAGCATCTGTTGGTATAAATGCTTGATAAGTATCGTCCCAAGATAGTATTTGTCCTACTGTAGGTGTAGATACGTAATTTACATCACTTAGTGCTGATACACTTGTAGTTGCTAAAGTAGATGTTTGTAAAAATGAAGTTAAGTCTACATTGTTTAAATCAGCTCTTGCTATTTCAAAGCCTGATACGTCTTTACCACTGTAAACTCTTAATGTGTTTGTGTCTCTTGAAAAGAATACTTCTCCACTAGAGCCAACGTTTCTATCAAGAAAGTCGTCTGCTCTTGGTATGATTCTTAATCTATCAACAATTGGTGCTGAACTTGATCCTGCCACTGTAATCTCCTAAACTTATATTGTATTTATTTAGAAAGTGAAGTACGAGAGACACCTAATATCAAAACTCCGTTCCACCAGCCCTCAGCATTTTCAGGCTCTTCTTCAAGTATAAGGCGTTCAAATGATATGTTAAAACCCTGCTCTTTAATTGCAGATTTAGCTCCTTGAACGCTACCTTCAAAATTAGCATCATCTACTACTATTATAGCTTGATCAGCTAGTACTGTTGCATAGTACTTTATAGCATTAAACGTCATTTCCGGGCCATGAGGACCATCATAAAAGAAAATATCAATAGGATCAATTTGGTCAAGATCTACATCAAACAAGTCTGAATCAAATACTTTAATTTTGTTTTCACCTCTATAGTATTTGATATTTTTAACAAAGTCTTCTTTACTATTCTCTGGCAAAGGCGGTAAATCATCTCTTAAGGGTTGTACTTGTTCTTCCCAATGATCTACAAAGTATGCTTTTAATTTATTACCGTCTAGTGCGGCAGCCGCTGTTGCACCTAAATAGCATCCTACTTCTAAATAAGATTGGCCGCAACGACATAACTGATTTAGTAGCATTTGTACTTTATGACTTGTTAGTCCGTGTATGCGCCACATATCGACTCCACTATTATATTTTTAATTGTTATTTGAGGCTTGCCATTTTTTGCTTCATATAAGTTATCGCATTTATTGCAATCCCAACAATCAAACTTACAATTCTTAATAAATTCTCTCCATGCTTGGATGGGCTTACCTTCTAAATTTTTATCGTAAATGTATTCATCAAAATCAGAAAATAATATTTCTTCTTCTTTTGCAAACTTCTTAACAATATCCATTGTAGAAAATAATTGTGCTACACTTTCTCTGCCATGCATTTTAATAACATCAACATAGTATAACATCTCTTTCCAGTCTTGTCTCCAAGGCGGAATGTTTGCTGTTTTTAATGCTGTTACTGGTTCTGTAATATCCCACTTAGGACAACTTATACGACTAATAGCATCATTAAAATATTGTGGACCTGTTGACGTTCTTGAATTATTAAATTCAAAATGTTCTGGCATTACAGGACAACTACCTACACAACCTTCGTTGCCTAGTATTGCTATCTTAACATTATACTTTTCTTTAACTTGTTTTATTTTTCTTAAAGTATCTCTATCACGTACTAGATCTCTATCAATATTAATGTAATTAAACCCTGCTTCTGCTTGTTTTGCAACATCGGCGGCAGTGTTTACTTCACGTAATATAGTATTCTTAATCATTAATTGCGGGAACTCTTTTTGTATTTGCCCTGTCATAACCCAATGTGTATGTGGGATAGTAGCAGATCTAATACCTTTATGGTGATATAAACTTTTAAAGTTTTCAATCCATAAATCTAAGTTCTTTTGATCAGGACGCACAAGAGTATTGTTAAATGTAGCAGACACTGGAATGCCTAACTTGTCTTGAATAATGAGTGAGTTTTCAATCAAGTCATTCGGGTCATTTACAAAAATATCTCCCATCGCATCCTGATCAAAAGGAGGTATACGAGTAGTTATGTATACATCGTATATTAAACTTTTATGATCAATCAGAAACTGATAGAATTCTTCAAACTGTTTCCGGTCCAGTTTTGGATTCAGGGGTATGCTGAACATTTGATTCCTTGTCTTTGCCTTTGCCGCTTAAAATTTCTTTTGCCATTAACTTATCTGTTACACTTGGTACATCATAGTTTGGAATAGCATTTTTATTTTCTAAAAGGCCTTCATTAACTGCACCTGCAATTTGTGCAAGTCCATTCTGTAATCTTTCATTATACTGTATAGTAGTTGCTAATGCTTCGATTTGATCTTCCTCTGGCATCATAGCAATTGAATCCATGTTACCTGAGCCAATGCGTCCGTAGGATACCATGTCCATAGCCGCTTGTTTAGCCATACGTGTTACCCAATATTTTCTTTCTTCTTCATGGTCGTATGTCATTGCTTTGTCTAACAACTCGTCATCATCACCTGCAATTTTCTTTGTCAAGTTTAAGTATGTGTTTACTTCTTCTGCCGCTTGTTTAATTTTACGGTTCCATACTTTAACGTCATGCTCCATGTCTTCAATATCAACTGCAATTAGTTCTTTTTGTAGATCATCTGGACATGCTTCGTAATCTCTTTTTGCAATCTTAACTTCAACTAGTTTACGTTTTAAACTGTTGTTGATATTATGCCAAGAGTGGTGTCTTGTTTCTAATTCTAACAAACACTGTTTTAATTTTCTATATGGGGTAAGTTGCGAGTCAGCAACAAAATGCTCTGACTGATATGCTGACTGTCCACTGTTTAAGTTTAACGCACCGTCCAGTATTTTACTGTCTTGGGCTGATAACTCAAAGAATTCTTCAAATCCATCGTATGGATTTACTCTTGTTTCTAATGCCATATGCGCATTGGCATTATTCTTCTCAGCATTATTTGCTTGTTCACTCATTTTTTTCTCCTAAGAAATAGTTAGTCTTTTGACTATACTTATTTACTAAGAACTTACTTCTAAGAGTTAGAAATTGAGCTTGTTACCAAATTTCGGATTGTTCTGATCTACCATTGTTGCGCCAGTATCTGGGTCTTCAAATATACGCACACCGCCTACATCCATAAGTCCCATTGACATAGCCTGTGCCGCTGGCATCATAATACCAAGGTATTTTTCGTATAATATGTTTATATTCCAAATACTACCTGAGTTTTTAAACTGCTTAATAAGTGTTTGGTATTCAACTAGCATAGTAGATAATTTATCGTTGTACGATTCAGATTTTTCTAAAATTTTATTTGCAAGAGTAGTTTTATCCATTGATCTTTGTACAGCAAGATAGTCAAGGAATGGTGTTATGTGTGCAGGATCATCAGCATAAGTTAACCACTCACGAGCTTCGTGTTTCTGTATTTCCCAACTTGCTTGTTCTAGTTCAGTAGTATTGTGCAAGTGGCGGAATCTATAGTTGTATTCTGTTTCAATAATTTCTTTTGCAAAGCGATACATAAATGTACGTATCATTTCCTTAATCTCGGGAGTAAGTGTAAAAGGAACTTTTTGATCTTCTGGAATATCAGCAGTTTCTGCCCAACCATATTCGTTATTCCAAATCTTAACAGTGTCTCTTACTTCTGAGAAAAACAAAGTCCCGTACTTGGCTTCAGTTGCTGTTACTTCTTCATATCCTACTGGTATAGTTGGATATATTGTATCAAATAATGGTTCTGCAATTTCTACACAACTTAAATCAAATAAGGTGTATAAGTCTTTGCAATACATGTTTGGATCGTTTTCAGACATACCAAAATATGGTCTCATCGCTTCTGTCTTTGTAATTATATATTTCATTTTAGAATCCTGCTCCCGCTATAACTGTGGCAGCTCCAGTGCTACATGCTCCTGAACTTTGACCGTAATGCCCTTTAGGCATTGCCGCCGCTCCAAGCGTAGTCTGACTATCACTGCTATATGATTGTTTTACTGTATGATTGTTTTGTTGGCCATCATAATGACCCATTACGTATCCCCAGTCCTGACCTTCCATGGAGTTTTCTTCTCCATAAGATCTAACCTTACTGAAGTTTGCTAATGTGGCGCCGTTTGCGTCACTAAATCTTGCAATACCTGATGTTACATTGTTACCTGTAAATGCGTAATGATGTCCCCATTTAGAACCTAAGTTCTTAGTTTGATAACTTGACTTACCGTAGTTACCACCTTGGTCCCATCCGTTTACCCATGTTGTAGTTGACCAAGTTACATATTTGTATTGGTTACCGTTACCGTTAAAGTAACCGCGGTTTTCACCACTAACTGCATCACCACGTCCTGACATGCCTGAATCCCAACCAGTATACATAACTTCTGTTGGAAAGTGCATACGGTTAGTACTTGTATCGCCACCGCCTGATATCCATCCGCTTTGGCCTTTCTGGTCTTCACATGCTAGTGCATCAACTCTGTTTACATTCATTTTCATACCACCTACGTGGTTACCAAAACCTGCTGTACCATAACCTAGTCCTTGGTTTTTAGGATCGTTACCTACGTATCCATAACCAATACCAGATGATGAAAAACCATCCGATGTAAACATTCTAATTGATCCATTTGCTAGACTGTATGAACAAATTTGATCATGTGCATTATTGTAGCCGTTAGTTGAACAAATATATGCATGATAATCGCTCCAAAAGCCATTTGTATATGCACAATAGTTAGAAAGTTGTTCTCCACAATATACAGTAGTATCTGTATTATGCCATGTTTTGTTTACTGAACGCCACGGAGTTGAACCTTTATAACCACCTGCTAAGTATCCATGTGTAAATATAGATCTATATCTCCACTGAGCATTATCTAACCCTGTAAAGCCACTGCCCATATATCCCCAGCCAGCTCCTGTTGAACCGTCTGAAATAAGTTTAGCACCTGTATTTTCTGTAGTAGTTGCTGGTACTGGATTTACTTGATTTGCTCCTAAGAAAAACGCCATTACATTCCTCCTCCAATAACCGTTGCCGACGCTGTTGAACACGCTCCGGAACTTTGTCCATAGTGTCCTTTAGGCATAGCGTTAGCGCCAAGTGTTACTTCTGAATCACTTGAGTGTGTTTGTTTAATAGTATGATTGTTTTGCTGTCCATCATAATGTCCCATGATGTAACCCCAATCTTGTCCGTCCATTGGATTGTCTTCGCCATAGGATCTAACTTTACTAAAGTTTGCTAACGTAGCACCAGTTGCATCGCTAAAACGTGCTTTACCTGATGTAACATTATTTCCTGTACCAATGTAATGATGACCCCATTTTGTTGATTGTATTTTACAGTGGTTATCTTTACCCCAACCGCCGCCTTGTGGCCAGTTAGTTGTCCAAGTGCTGTTACTCCAAGTTACATATTTGTAGTTAGTACCACTCCATTGGAAATAACCGCGATTTTCGCCTGCGGCCGCTGTACCTCTTCCTGAGTTACCACTATCCCAACCAGTATACATAACCTCTGTTGGAAAATGCATACGGTGTGTTGTACTAGTACCGCCACCATTCATCCAACCACCTTGACCTTTAATGTCTTGTGTTCCTGCCGCATCAACTATTGATGTACTTAATCTCATACCACCTACGTGATTTGTAAAACCACCACTACCGTATGTTAAGCCTTCATTCTTTGGATCGTTACCCTGGTAACCGTAACTTAGACCAGCTGATGAAAAACCATCTGCTGTAAACATACGTATAGTACCATTTGCTAATCCGTAACTTGCCATCCAATCGCCACCAGCGTTAAATGCTCTACCTGTAGGACCTGCTTGAATGTAACCATTATAGTCTGAATAAAAACCGTCACAGTATGATTGAGGTCCTGAAATTTGTTCTCCGCAATATAAAGTACTATCTGTTGCATGCCATGTTTTGTTTACTGAACGCCATGGGTTAGAACCTTTGTATCCTGCGGCCAAATAACCATGTGTGTATATGGATCTATATCTCCATGCTCCACCACCTTGTACAGAACCAGTTCCTGTGTAGCCCATATATCCCCAAAACGATCCATCTGAACCATTTGAAATAAGTTTTGCACCACGTGAACTATCAGTACCTTGAGGTACAAATTCTAATTCTGTTGTCCCTGCAAAAAATGCCATTATCCTATACCCCCTAAAACACCTGCCGCGCCTGTTGCACATGCACCCGAACTCTGTCCATAATGCCCTTTAGGCATTGCGTTAGCACCAAGTGTTATTTCTGAATCACTGGAGTGTGTTTGTTTAATAGTGTGATTGTTTTGTTGACCGTCAAAGTGTCCCATAATATATCCGTGATCTTGACCGTCTTCTGAATTATCTTCTCCGTAACTTCTTACTTTGTTAAAGTTTGCTACAGTTGAACCTGTTGCATCACTAAATCTTGCCTTACCAGCTGTTACGTTGTTACCTGTACCAATATAATGGTGTCCCCATTTTGTTGATTGTATTTTACAATGTCTATCTTTTGAATATCCGCCCCATGATCCTGTTCCTGACCATGTTGAGTTTGCCCATGTTACATATCTATATGTAGATGTCCAAGCAAAGTATCCTCTATTTTCTCCGTGTCCGCCACAGCCGTATCCATCTGTACCTGAATTCCATCCACTGTACATAACTTCTGTTGGAAAGTGCATACGTGATGTATCTGAACTACCGCCGCCGTTAATCCAACCACTTTGTCCTTTAATATCATTTGCCGCAGGAAAGTCATAACGGTTAACGTGCATTCTCATACCACCTACGTGGTTACCATATCCTGTTGTACCATAACCTAGTCCTTCGTTCTTTGGATCATTTCCTACATAGCCGTAACTAACACCACTAGATGAAAAACCATCTGCTGTAAACATTCTAATTGAACCGTTTGCTAAACTATAACTTGATATTGCTGAACTAGTACCACTAAAGCCGCCACCAGTCATTACGTATGCATGATGATCACTCCATACACCGTTTGTATATGCTTGTGTACTTGCTAACTGCTCACCGCAGTATAATGTTGTATCTGTTTGGTGCCAAGTCTTATTAACACTTCTCCAAGGGTTAGATCCTTTGTAGCCTGCCGCTAAGTATCCGTGTGTGAATATAGATCTATATCTCCATCCACCGGTATCAACTGCCGCCGGGTCGCCACTTGCCGCACCCATGTATCCCCAGAACGCCGCTCCTTGACCGTCGGACATCAATTCTGCTCCGCGAGTAGCATCGTTTCCGGGCGGTACTGGAACTACTTCAGTTGCTCCTACAAAGAAAGCCATTTACGCTGTCCCCTTTAAACCTTTTATTTCCTGCTGTAATTCTTTTACAGCTTCAACTAATAGTGCTACCATGTTTTGGTAGTTAATTGCTTTAGTACCCATATCATCGTTTGCTGTATGAACCATTTGTGGTAATACTTCTTCAACTTCTTGTGCAAGCAAACCAATTTGATTGTCCTTGCCGTTCATTGTGTATTCTTTACCATTTAATTTTAATACTTTTGCTAAAGCATCTTTAATACCAATAATATTGGATTTCAATCTAACATCTGAGTTAGAAGTAATATCGCCAGCCGCTGTAATGTTACCTGTTGATGCAACTGTACCTGCTGTTAATGTTCCTGTAATTGTTAAGTCACTGCCAAAACTTGCACCACCTGTAGTTGCAAATCCGCCTGCTGTAACTGTTCCACTAAAATTACCAGTTGCCGCGCCTACTTCACCAGTAATTGTTAAATTACCTGAGTTGGGTGCAAACTGTAATCTTGATGAACGTTTTGCGTTTGAAAAACTTGATCCTGCATCAGCTGTAAGTACAACATTAATGTTACCACTTGCTGTATCGTCTGCTAGTGCTAATGAAGGTGAAGCCCAAGCTAGTGTTCCTGATCCGTCTGTTGCTAATAGATAGTTTGCTGTTCCATCTGCGCCTGGTAACGTCCATGTAACATTACTACTTACCGCCGCTGGAGATTTAAAAGCAACGTAATTAGTATTATCACTATCCGCTAAACGTAAAGCATTTGCACCGTCTACTTGAAAATCTGTAGTTGAACGTGCTACGCCTGTACCATTAGGTTCTAAAACAACATCTGCATTGGCTATCACTGAACCAAAAGTGCTATCTTCAACACTAATGTTTCCTAGTATTGGTCTTCCTAGTTTTCCTGTTGAAATTCTTCTAGCCATAATCTATTTCCTTATACTGTTGCTGTTTCTATACCGTAAACTACTACAGTTGTTTGTGTTGCTGACGAACGAGCAAAAACTTTACGGTCTGCTTCAAGAACAACGCCTGTTCTTTCAAGTACACCATTTGGTAATATCTCTGTTTCGTATTCTATATAGTCATCTGCCTGTGGTAGTGACTGCCCTGGTTTTGCCAATGCAAGCCTTACTGTTACCGATGTTGCATTTTTATTACAAATGCTCACCGATACTACAGAAAAGTTTCCATCGGGTACATCGTATATGTTAGTATACGTTGTCGCGGCTAAATCCGCTGATCCTAGTACTCCGTTTGCCATTATCTTAATCTCCTGTTATATGCTAGATATTTCAACATTTTATCTTACTAATATTTATCCGTTACTGTTATCTCTGGTAATAATTCCATGCTAGAGGATATCCTAGCACCGTACCACTAAACACAATGTTCGCTTTAATTGTTATTGGGCTACCTGACACTGTTGTAATTTGTGTTCCGCCTATGAATATATCACCTGCTGTAACACTGTTAACAACTAGTGTAGCACCACCGCCACCAATTTGTGATTCAATGTATGCTTTAATTGCTCTCTGTGTTGGAACAATCGTATCACTGTTTGCAGTAAAGAATGGATCTGTACTAAATTCAGTAATACTTGCTGAGTTACCACCTAGTGTAACTTCACCTAACGACAGTTCTTGTAGACCTGCAATGTTAAACGCTTCAGCGTTCAATGTTGCAACACCAGTTGCCTGTTCAACACTAAACAAGTCGCCAACTCTAAAGTTACCATCTTGGTCAGTTGCTGTGTAGAACACTCTACCACCGTTAGCATCTTGTGTTTCTTTATTCTGGTCAGGTACGTTAACTGGTACACCTGGATAGTTTGTATCTTTAAAGTTACCTGTACCAATATCTAGGAAGTCATGTCCTGTTAGACGTACTTGACTAAATCTGATACGCATGTTTACAGCATCGCCATCTGTTGGAATATTTGCTGTAGTTATTGCTGGTGAAACTTGTAAGAACGTTGTATACGATCCATCGTTGCTACCAATAAACGATACTGTACTAACCAATTTAAAGAACTGTCCTGGAAGTCCTGCAAACTCAACATTGGATCCGTTAACTGGTCTTGAAGTAAGTCTTCTTACAGCAATATACGATCCACTTTGTAAGAAGTCTGCGTTACCGTTACTGTTTAGTGCATCAATTGATGCAGTTGCAGTTGTAAAGCCACTACCTCTGTTTACAAATGTTGGTTGTCCAAGTGCGCCTGTTCCTAATCTTACTACTGGTGTAACATCTTCAATATTATTTGGATCTGTTACAGTAATAGTTGGTGCGCTTGTGTAGCCTGAACCTGGTTCATAAATTCTAAACTCAAATATTTGTTCATTTGCTAAACCTGCTCTTGCTTTTGTTGTAGCACCAATCTTAGCGTATTTTGCACCTGTACCTGTAGCATTAGGAAGTATACTAAACACTCCCATCTTCTCAGGGTTACCAAATGCAACTGCATTAAATCCGCCTGTTACAGCAGAACCTAATGACTGTAGTGTCCAAACTATTGCATCTTCTGAATAAAGAACTCCGTCAGTATCATCTGATGTTAAAACAAACATGCCGTGTCCGTATGCTAAGTTGCGCTCTGTTCCAGCTAGTGTACTTACGTTTGCACCACCTGGATATGCTGGATTTGCCCATGTAATACCATCTAAACTGTACATTACACCAACTGTTCCGCCTGCTACAACAAAACGTCCGTTACCAAAAACTACTGGTCCTGTTATTGTTCCTGGTGCAGTAACATCAGTCCAAACAACACCATTTGTTGAGTAACTTATGCTTGTTGTTCCTGAACGTACAGCAACATATAATCCTGCTCCGTATGTAATATCATCAAAGCCTACTGCTGATAATGCACTTGATGTCAATGTCCAGTTTTGACCTGCGTCTTCTGTATAAGCAACATCTCTGTCATCATCTGAAATAACAACGTATCTATTAACTGCAACACTAACGTTACCAAATGCAATACTCTTTTCACCTGCACTACTCATCGCACCTGGTAAAGTACCAGCTGTCCAAGTATCGCCGTCTTCGGAACGTACTATGTCGTTAGTTCCGTCACCAACAATAATTATTGAGCTTGGGTGGAATGTAGTTGATCCATCATCAAGTAAACCTTGAGCAATGTCTGACCAATTACCTGCACCTGGTGCTGTAATATTTTGTGACTGCCATGTAATACCGTCATAACTGATTGCACCGTTACTGCCGCTACCTGCGCCAAGGAAGAATCCTTTGCGTCCTTGACCAATAAAGTCAAAGTCTACAACTGAGCCATTAGCATTAAGTGATGTTAATGTTATTGTTATATCGTGTGTTACATCTACGCCACCTA